GTAAGATCGTAGGAACTCATACCCCGGAATCGGAAAGTCGTGTCCTCGAGTCTTTTGTTCAAGTCGAACAAGAACTCGGGTCGACGACCCTTCCGTATGAACAATTTGTAGGAAAAGTCCCTTATCGGAACGTCCTCCAGATTGCTCAGTCCTTGATCGCGCGTGTTCTTGCTGGGAGCGATCCCAGGGAGATTTCGCCCAAACATGGATCCGGAGTCTCGGCGTGCGGTACTCCCGTGAGGGAGCGTTACGCTGAACCACGCTTCATCAGTAAAATCGATGAAGTGTGGCCTGTTACCGAGTGGTATTTCTTGAACGGTCGCCATCTCGGCGATCGTCTCCAAGAGTTCCAATCGTCTCAGGATTATGAACCGTGTGCGAAAGTCATACTGGTTCCCAAGAATTGCAAGGGTCCACGATTAATATCGTGCGAGCCTCGCGAAACCATGTGGATCCAGCAAGGCTTAATGGCTGCTTTGTACGCAACCATCGAGTCGCACCCTGCTACCCGGAGATCTGTGAATTTCACCGATCAGACACATAATCAGAAGGCCGCCTATGCCGGGTCTCTCGACCTGTCATTGGCTACGCTGGATCTTTCGGAAGCTTCCGATCGACTCAGAATGGACCTGGTAATGCACTTGTTCCCTGTAAATTGGGTTCGTGCGTTGCTTGCGTGCAGATCAGAGTACACGGAGCTGCCGGATGGCCGCAAGGTGTTTATGTCTAAGCACGCGCCGATGGGGTCAGCTGTATGCTTCCCCGTCATGGCGTTGTGCATCTGGGCACTACTAACAGCGTCCCTCCCGCCTAAGACGAAGGTCTTAGTCTATGGAGATGATATCGTTGTGCCGCGTGATCACTACGATCGCGCGGTCCAAGTCTTAACGATGTCTCACCTTAAGGTGAACACCGCGAAGTCGTACGTCAAGGGTCCCTTCCGGGAATCTTGTGGCAAGGAATATATCAACGGTGTTGATATCACTCCTTGTTATTTACGTGCGATGCCGACTTGCGATAGCGACGCCCGAGTACGTACCATAGCCTTTTCGAACAATCTATTCGAAAAGTTTGGTGCGGAGCCGAGTTGGATGACATCCCTAGTTATGGAGTGGTATCGTGAAGTCCCCTCAAGGACTTACGTACCTTCTTCACATTGGCGGGCATTGCGCCCGGACGTGAACCCAGACAAGATTAATTTCTTGCCCCCCAGTTTGCGTGAGATGTTCTTGCAGTCGGATCCTCATATTAGTACTCTTTCAGGAGTGCTTGATATGCGTCAGGCTGACAACTCGCACCTGAGGAGCCGGTGGAACCCTCGATATCAAATCAAGGAATTCCGTTATCTGGCCCCTTCGCCTATCCGAATTAAATACGGAAAGGACGACTGGTGTTCGTTGTTTCGGGCCCTGGTTAATCCCAGGCTCGAAGAGCTCGGAGTCGACGCGCTGTCTAAGCGCGTCAGCTA